AATTTTCTATTTTTCGAACTTCTACAAATTTTCCAGTTTTATAATTTTCATTTAATTGAAAATCTCCAGTTGAAATTGCTGTATACTTATAGTCTTGATCGCCACTTGCAAATGATAATACATTAAATCCACTTTCAGATACACTTCTTATGGATAATGGTTTAGCGTCTGAAAAACTTTGTCCAGATACAAATTGATTATTAAATAATAAAACGGGTATTCCAGTAAATGGCGCTGCAAAATCTCCACTTAAAACTCCGCTTGAAAAGTTTTTGCCTGAAATTTCTCCTATTTCAACATCTAAGGTTGGTCTAATTCGGTATCTACCATCTCCTGTATAACCAAATCCAGATAGCAAGTCACCCGTTGTAATTTGTAAATTATCTACATTTTCTAATGTTTTAAATCCGCTTTTAATTATATTTTGATCACTATCGAGTAAATCTATGCGCTGGTCTATATCATAAATTTTATCATTATTAATTGCGCTATCGCCAAAGAAATCAACTATGTCTAAATTAAGCTCTGCTACTAAATTATCTTGAGTAGTAGAAAAAGACATGAAGCCGCTTCCGCTTCCAGAAATTTGTCCATCTCCACCAATGCCAGTTCCAGTTGCATAATTACTTTCATGAATAGTGTTTAAAACTATGTTTTTGTAAATTAAATAATTGTCTACACCCGCTTCCATTGAAAAATCATCAAAAGTTAAATTAAAACTTAAATTTATGGAATCAGATGAAAGTAAACCATTCGACGATATCTTACTAAAAATTTGCAAATCGTATTGGCCTATTTGCGTTAAATCTTGTAAGTTAAACGTTGTAACTAATCCAGTATTAGTAATGATTTGTGCATTTGTATTTGATTGTCCGTTTGGTTTTTCTAAAAATAATGAGTATTGATCTCCTGGATTTAATTCATTACTAACTATATTTAGTGGCATATCTATTTTTAAATCATCAAAAATCTTTGCTCCAGTTGTGACTGCGGTTGGTCTGTTAGGTGTATTATATATATTTCTTTTAAAAGAAATTTCAAAATTATCATCATCTTTATTAAAGTTTGCTCCAGTATCTATGTAATCGTATTTTCCAGTATGATATGAAATAGCAGAAATTTGATAAAATTTTTCATCATCTTCACTAACATTTAAAACTTTATAAAGTTTTTTATCTCTGCCGCTTATATCTAAAGAAAAAACAGTATTTGGAAAAATATCATTTTGATCTAATGGATAATCTTGACCAGTATTTAATTTAAATAATAGATGATCATCAAATTCTTCAACAAAGTTTGAACCCGTGTCTAATTGAAATTTTGAAATTTGAGGGTTTTTAAAACCAGATATTTCTTCGTTTGATATAAATGCCCCTGTATCTGGAGCTTGTCTATTAAATAAAAGAATATCTCTTTTTTTATCATATAAACTTTCGCTACTTGAAGTGTTTCTTGATGAATATAACGTAATGTTAGATCCTGACTCAATAGATCCAGTAATATTTATTAAATCTTTATCTGTCAATATCGCAGTAAAACCAGGACCATTTGGATACTCATGAAATCCACTTGCTCCTAAAATTTTACCATAGTTTCTGCTTATATTTCTCAGTTCATCATTAACCTCAATTATATCTCCAGGCTCTAAAAACAAAGCTTCAAAACTCGCTTCAAAAGATACTGTTTCAGTTGTATTGTTAGCCTCAAAAAGGGCCGCTCTTGCTGTTCTTAATGCTTGAGCTCTAGACGTAACTCCAAATCCAGCGATAGTATTTTTTTTATATCCAAATCTTTGAATAGAATCTTCATCTTCTGCGTATTCGGTTCTTGGTCTATAATTATTTCTTTTATCTAAAAAACTTATATCTATTGCCGATACTCTAGTTGATTTATAAGTATCTGAGTATGTAAATAATCCATCCCTCACATTTAAATTATTAAACGTGAAAACTGTTTCTTCTGGCATATCTATTCTAAATTTAATTTGAGAATTTTGATAAAAAGCAAAAGCTCTTATTGATTTAGATATATCTTTAATAACATCATACGCCTGTTTGCCGTCTTTTAAAGCGTGATTAAATGAATACCTTGGTTCTAAACCACCAAATCCATCTGCTAGTCCTACAAATCTGCCATCAGCGTCAACCGCATCACAATACTTTCCTATTTCAAACAAAGACCAAATATTTATCTTATCTATTTCTCTATTATAAATGGCTGTGCCGTATCTGTAACTAGTTAGTAAATCATAAAGTATCCAAGCTGGGTTGTCTGACCAGGCTAATTTAAATGTTCCGTCCCATGGCCCATCATATATTAAATTACCCTCAGTTGATCCATCTTCAGAAAATCTTCTATCTGCCCCAAGATCGTCTGTTGGAAAATAATTAGATGGTATTAATATTTTTTTACCTTTAATTGAAAAGGTTCTGTTTGGTATTTGGTCTAAAGTTCTAGCATCTAGTTCTGTTGCAATTAGTGCGGTATGTGGATATGTAAAACTATACTTATTTCTTTCAGATATTGAAATTACTCTAGCTTGTCTGTTAACAAGTTGAGATAAAGTTTCTTTTTGTACTTTTTCGACTGATACTGATCTTGTAACAGTAATACTTTTATGCGCAGGCAACAAAACATTTCTTATAGTAAAAACATATGGGGCTGTTGTAATACCAGTTAAAGATACATTTGCTCCGCTTACTGAATAACCTCTTCCATCTGTGTTATTAATTGTAAATCTAGGTCTTCTAGTTATAATTGTACCATCATTAAGATATTCAATTGTTCGTATTTGAAAACTAATTGTTGTTGCTCTAATTCTTCCTATTTTTACATTACCTGATTCAGCATCGGATCCTGAACCCTCCGCTATTGTATCTGATAATTGATCAACAGAAATTGATATATCAATAGACTCAGTATCCTTATTTCTTACTTCATGCGTAAAAACTATAGCATTTGTTCTTTCTGGTGTATAGTTTCTCCAACCAGCAAAGTCTCCGCCTCTTCTTTGGTCTGTATTACCCGTGCCAGATACTGCGCTTCCTCCAGATATAAAAGCCCCCTGTAAAAGAAAATCTTTTTTATACAAAGTAACAGCTTTATTTAAAAAGTCTGTTACCCCTTGAGACTCAGAGCCATCTCTAAAAGATAATTTATATTTAACATAATTAACTACATCTTCAGTTTTTAATTGGGTTTCATCAAAAAATACACCTCTATCTATTGTATAGTCTTTATAGTTAATAATTTGCCCAAATTCTCCTGTTCCGCTTACTCTCTCCCATCCAGAAGTAGGTATGGTGTTTGCTAAATCACCCACAGACCTCGCTATAACCTGTTTCCAATATATTATTGTTCTATTAAAATTAGTTATTAGCCACTGACGCCCGTCATAATAAATTTCAAATATTTCGGTTTCTTTTGACATCCCGTAATTAGCACCAGTAAAAGAAATCAATTTAGTTGATCTTGCATTATTAGTAATAAAATCTACAATTGTTGTAAAATTTGTTACAGGACTAGTTGAACGAACAACAGTTCCCCCCGTGCCGCTAGCTAAAGTTTCATAAAATATTGTTTCATTGGAGTCACTAAATAACGATATGTGACACCTAGTAGAATTTCTAATTAATTCCTGAAGAGCTATGCTCCTAAATTGTGGATCAGATGCTGGATTATCAGTTAATAATATGACTTCTTCCGCGCCAGGAAAAGCTTGTAGACCCAGATTCACTGCTGACATTCCAGGCTCATTTGCATCACCTCCGCCGATGAAGTCGGCATTAGTTATGGTTGATTTAATTAAATCAATATCTTGAGTATAGTCTAATCTCATAAGACTGCCAGAACCTACAGGATCATTAAATCCAAACAAAGCAATAGAAATGTTACGGAATGGCCCAGCTCTTAATTTAGCTATAAATGTTTCAAAAACATTGGCAATAGGTATTTGGAACTCGTTCTGACTTCCTGTTTGATCTAGAATTAAAAGAATTTTAACGGTGTCTATAGAGCTTTTTTGATTAACACCAATAAACTCTTTTTGTTTAAAAGATGTGTTTAGAAATTTGTCTTCAAAATTTTTAAGCACTACTCCTGAAACCTCTCGTTGTATGATTTCAGACGCTTCCTGATTGAATTTTTTTTCTAAAAAACCTGGTCTTGCTGAATCTGATCTTAATAGCCTTCTATCTTTATCCACCAATCCTTCTATCGGTCCCTCTGATATTAAATCTACAGCCTGCGAAACAGAATATGATTCTTTTGCATTTGTTCTATCTGGCGGTATTAACTGTGTATCTGGAGCGCTTTTAGATCCAGCACCATAGATTTTTATTTTTTTATATAAATGTTTATAGTTTTTCATCACTAATCACCAAAAAGCTTTAAAATTATCTCAGTCGTAGGATCCTTCGGTGACGGCTGGGTTTTTTCTACCGCTACATCAAAAGAATTATTGTTTGTAGATATTATTGAACTTCCGCATCTACTTTGTCCATAAATTATAGGTACTAAAAATCCTTGGACTGCATTATTATCAGTATTTGTAAATAAAAAACCCTCTGTCTCAAGCCGTTCCTCCGTCCGTTGAGACTCTGGGTCTTCAGCAAAAAGAATAGCAACCACTCCATACAATACGATACTCACAACCGTATCTATCACACCCGCAAAAAAAGCTTCTTTAGCACCAAAATCTGCCGCAGCCGTTCCAGTAATTTTTGTTACTATAGCAGGACCAATGCTACTTCCCAAAATACAAGGAACTAAATCAACCGTATCGCTTTTTTCATGATAATCAGGAAGATTTTGACAAACTTTATTTTCATTTAGGATGGCTTTATAAAAAAGCCCTTTAAAAGCTAATTTTTTGATATCGTTTCTAAAGCCTTTATAATTTCCACATAATGCATCTAAAGCGTCTTTTGTGTTCTTGACTTTAAATTTATGGACTTTTCCATATTTTTGTCCAAGCCTGCCATGTAAATTAATAATCATTTAATACCTCCTCTAAATTTTTAATTAATTCAATGGGCGGTTCGTAATCACTTTCATAGAAATAAGAAAACTTTTTTGTTTTTATTGAATATGCTACGTAAGGGTATAAACAATTTTTTGAACTTTCTATATCGTGCTCTGACATTTTTTCATCTGAATGTACATGAGAGTGGTATATGGCTACTAAATTATTTTTATTTTTAAATTCTAAAAATTCTGCTGGATGTATTTCAAACCAATCTGCAACTTTAGAAAAATTAATAGCTTCTTTAAATTTAAACTCGTTATCAAAGTAGATAAAACCACAAATTTCTTTAAAAGAATTATCATTGGAAAACTTTATAGCTTCATTTAAAAAATTTTTATTATATTTGACTTTGGTATTCATATGTTCCAGCGAAGCCTCCGAATGGTAATGGACTATCAAATCTTAAGTTGCAGGCTGTTAGATTTTTTTTACACGCATCCTTTTCCCATTTTTTTGAAAAAGATGGAAACTCATTGGCATTGGACGTATGAGCTTCTTTGCATACAAAATAAACTTTTAATCCCTCGTTTGTATTAGTATCTGTTGGATCAACGGAATCTTCATCCGTTAAAATATAAGCTTTGTTCTCTATATAAACAAAATCATTTACAGAATAAGATATTGTGTCTTTTGACCAAGCCCCTTTATTTACTAATTCTCCAAAACTGTCTCCATTTTTGTTTGTTTTGGGCACACCATTATATCTACAACCGTATCCTCTGTAAATCCAAGAACAGTATCGGGCATAGCCACCTCTGCTTGGAATAGTATAATTTTCCATTTCTAAAGGGGTGGCTAATTGATATTCTAAAACTGACTTATTTTCTACACTTTTGTTATTTATATAATAAATTTCATCAGGAAATCCAGCGTCAGGATCTGCTTCTCCGAATGGATTTCCCCCTTTAAAATTTGCATCATCTAAAAATTTAGCAAAGACCCTTTTTCTAATTACTTTTTTGCCAGCAAAATCTCCAAAGTTCGCTATATATCTAGACATAAAAAAGTCTTTATTACTAATTCTTATCTTTGGTTTTGGTAGTTCTTGACCTCCAACCGTTCTAAAACCTTCAGTTTCTATTGGCATAGGTAAATATTGTTGCCCTTGCCAGATAATTCCTACCTCTGCGCCATTAGATGATGGTGATATAGCTACAAAGCTAAAATCATCATCTGGATAATTATAATATAGCAAAAAAAAGTCTAAAATACTACTTGGATCAAAATCCAACATTTCAGACATATTTTCTTTATTAAACCCTTCTCCCATGTATTATATTACACATGAAAAAGAATTTAACCAGTGACGAAGAAAATATTTATTTCTCTGAAAATTATGATAAACAAAGCGTTTTGCTCTGTTTAGAGAAAAATTTTTTAAATATTTTACCAGCTATAAGTGTTAATCAACAAGTTAAAGCTTTGTCTATAATTTTAGATACCAAAAGCTCTGTAAAAGAATTTGCTTACGTTAATAATAAAATTTTGTTTTTTCATGCTGGAAAAATTGAAGATAACGCCTACATAGTAAATATTTTTTGTTGGAATTTTTACAATAAACGTCATAATTTTTATAAACATTTTAACATTGTAAAGAAAAACTTAACAATAGACATTAAGTTAAAATATCCAAATTTACAACAATTGATTATTCCTGTTTTAAAAAATAGATTTAAAGAAGAAAGTTATAAAAAACTTTTAAAAAAAACTTTTAAAAATATTAAACAGGAGCAATTTATTTCGCCCGAATATGAAGATTTCGATATTTTTTCTGTAAATTTGTAAGATGGAAAATGATTTAGAAACCAATAAACAAAATATTTATTTTTCTGAAGTTTTTGATAAACAAAGCGTTTTACTCTGTTTGGAAAAAAACTTTTTAAATATTTTGCCAGCATTAAATGTTCGTTTTCAAGTTAGAGATTTGTCTAATATGCTAGATGATAAAAACTCTATAAAACAATTTGTTTACGAAAATAACAAAATCTTGTTCTTTCATGTAGGAAAAATTGAGGGGAACAAATACATAGTTAATTATTTTTGTTGGAATTTTTATAGTAGGCCCGTTCAACACTCTGATTTTTACAAATACAAAAAAATTGTAGCAAAAATCTTAGTAACAGATATTAAATTAAAATATCCGCACTTAAATCAATTAATTATTGCGATAATGAAAACTAGGTCGAGAAAAGAAAGTTTTTACAAGCTTTTAAAAAAGACTTTTAAAAATATTAAACAGGAATTGAATGTCCCTTCGAAGTATGAAAATTTCGATATTTTTTCTGTAGATTTGCATAAAGAGTGTAAACATATAGGTAATGGCTAATACAGATGTAAGGATTTCGGATTTATCAGAACTAACTCTTCTAGATTCTGGTGATTTTTTTGCTGTGGTTGAAACGGGAACTGTAAACGCCACAAAAAAAATGCAATTTTCAACTGTTAGCGGTCAATTAGACTCAGCTTTTAGTGGTAAATATTTTGACCCCTTAAGTGATGCTACGGGTCGTTTAAGCGTAGCTACGGGTTATTTAAACAGCGGATTAAGTGGAGTAAGTGGCGAAGTTAATACCAATAGAAACAATATAGCCACGAATGCAACTAATATTACTAGTAATGATAGCGATATAAGTACGCTTCAAACAGCGACAGGTGAACTTTCAACAGCGACAGGTGAACTTTCAACAGCGACAGGTCAACTTTCATTAAGACATTTATATTCAGTTTTTGCAGAGGAAGAGTCTAGTCTTTCAACATCTACCAGTAACGGATTTCAGTGGTCTTTCGGTAATGGTACAAGAACTACAAGTGGTCATGGCGTCCCAATTGTTTTTGCATCTAAACTTGTTGGATTTGGCTTTCAAGGAGAAAGGCTTGGCGCTGGCAATGTTAGTGTTGAAGTATATAAGGGTGCGACCCCAACTCTTTTTTCTGGAACTCTTACTGGCAGTAATGAGATATTTACAACTGGAGTATCACCCCCAATTGATTTTGAGGCTGGTTCTACATTGAATTTTAAAACAAATGAATCAGCTGGCAATCTAGACAACAACATAGCCGTTGCTTATCTTGCAACTACTAACACGCCATTTAATTTCTAGTGTAAAATAAAAAAATGGCAGATAAAAGAATAACTGAATTAACTGAATTAATCAGCCCTGATAGAACTGGTGATTTTTTTGCGATTGCTGATGTATCCACGAATGAGACTAAAAAAATAACACCTCACAATATTTTTAGTGATGGTCTAATTAGAACTAATCATGGATCTGTAGAAAACTCAAATGACCAATGTTCAGTAATACTTGCTGGTAGTGGCAATGTTATTAGTGGGTGTCGTAATATTATAGGTGGTGGAGTTTCAAACGCTGTTAGCGGATGTGATTCATCAATTCTTGCTGGTAGTGGTAACGCTATTAATAGTGGATTTAATAATGTTGTAGGTGCTGGAAGACAAAACATTATTAGTGGATCTAATAAGATTATAGGCGCTGGTTG